TTGATGATTCGTTATTTGATTTAAGATTTAATCCTCCACAAAATTTTGCTGCTTATAGACTTAGTGAACTTGATACTTCTCGTGTTCAAACGTTTACAACAATGCAAGAAGTTCCTTATATGAGTAAAAGATTTGCAATGAAGCGTTATCTTGGTTTAAGCCAAGAAGAAATAATAGAAAATGAACGACTCTGGAGAGAAGAAAATAAAGATATTTTAGATACAGGATCAGGATCACAAGCAGAACTCCGTGGAATGGGCATTACTAGTGGAGGATTAGAAGCAGGATTAGAAACTCCACCAGAAGGTGAAGAAGGAATAGAAGGTGAACCAGGAGCACAAGCAATGCCAACAACTACTGCTCCAGCAGCACCATTACCTTCAACACCTGGAACATAAAGATAAATACAATATGATACTACGTGAACTTTTTTACTTTAACAAGGAAAATGACGATATGACTCAGGATAATCATTATGATCCTGAGAATGATAAATCTGAACTTAAAAAGGGTGATACACGTAAGATTCGATTAACATTAAAACAGATAAATCAACTTAGACGTGCAAGTGATCAACATTATTTAGATCAAAAAAATGACGTTGAGGCTATTAGTAAGATGTATTCACAGCCTCCTGCAGAGCCAACTGCTTAATGTTTAGAGCCTTTGTATTAGGAAATGGTCGAAGTCGTTTAGTAGTTGATCCTAAAGATTTAAAGAAGCACGGAAAAATTTATGGATGTAATGCTTTGTATAGAGACTTTGATCCAGATTATTTAATTGCTGTAGATCCTAAAATGATTACAGAAATTTGTCAAAAAGAGTATCAATTAAAGCACGAAGTATGGACGAATCCTAATAATTCATATAAGAATTTTAAAAATTTAAATTTTTTTAAAAGTCCTAGGGGATGGTCAAGTGGACCAACGGCCTTACATAAGGCTTGTATTGATCAATATAAAGAAATATATATATTAGGATTTGATTATGTAGGAATAACCGATAAATTTAATAATGTTTATTCTGATACTCCTAATTATAAAAGATCAATAGATTGTGCAACATATTACGGCAATTGGTTATCACAAACAGAAACATTATTTGGTGAGTTTAAACATATTTTCTTTTATAGAGTTATTGAAAATATTAAAGATAACATATCTAATTGGCGTGAGATAAATAACTTGAAACAAATATCCTACGAAGAAATGTGGAGCAAATTACGATAAATCTCCCCAACGACTCCAAATCTGCGATTTTTCACCTATTTTCCGCCATTTGATTAAATAAATCCGTAAATAATACGACAGCCTTAGCTATAGGAGATTTATCATGGCCAAACAAAATTTTGAACAATTGCTTGAGTACATTGTTAACGGCGAGCAGGAAAAAGCAGAAGAACTATTTCACGCACTAGTTGTTAATAAGTCACGTGAAATTTACGAAGGTCTCTTTGAAGAAGAGATGAAAGACGTTGAAGTTGATGAAGCTTCATGCAAAGACAAAGACATGGAAGAAGAGGAAGAAATGGAAGAGGATGCTGTTGAAGAAGCATTCATTGCTTTCTCTGAAGAGCCAGCAGTTGGTGGTGATCCAACAGACGATATGATGCATGATGTAAGTGATGATAGCGATGATGACATGGATGACATGGACGGTAACGATCATGATGATATGGGTGCCGACGGTGACATTGAAGATCGTGTAATGGATCTCGAAGATGCACTTGAAGATCTTAAGGCAGAGTTTGATGCTCTAATGGCAGACGAAAAGAATGAGCCAGAGCATCACGACGGTGTTGATGATCCAGACTTTGGTGATAGCGAAGAAGGTGAAGAGGAAGAGGAAGATGAAAACGAGTCTTTCAACTTCGAAGATATCGAAGACATTGACCTTTCACCTGTTGAGCAAATGAGAGAATACGTTGAAAAGATTGGTGATGCTTATAAAGGTGGCAAGGTTGCTAGTACTTCAGAACCATCGGGAGCAAATACAAAGAGCACAGTTGCTTCAAAGAATGACATGGGCGGAACAACTGCTAACATCGCACGTGGTGGCGAAGGAAGCACAAAAGGAACTGCTGGTGGTCTTCTAAATCCAACAACCAAAGAAGAAAACTTTGGTAACGTAAACGTTCCTGGTGCTAAGAATGCTACAAAGTTAAGTTCAGTTTCTAAAGGACATGGTGCTGAAAAGAAAGGCGCTGGAGAAACTGCTGCAAATACAAAAAGCATTTTAAAGCCACAGAAGGGTTAATATAGATGCTATATCTTCAAGAACATCTATCATTCGACCAAGCTAAAATGGTCGTTGAGAGCGATGATAAAGACGGGAAAAACCTTTATATGAAAGGCATTTGCATCCAAGGTGGTGTAAAAAATGCTAATCAAAGAGTTTATCCTGTTCCTGAAATCGCTAAGGCTGTCAAAACACTTAACGATCAAATAAGTGGCGGATACAGTGTACTTGGAGAAGTAGACCATCCACAAGACTTAAGAATCAACTTAGATCGTGTTTCACACATGATTACCGAGATGTGGATGGATGGTCCTAACGGATATGGTAAGTTAAAGATTTTACCAACTCCAATGGGTCAGTTGATTAGAACAATGTTAGAATCAGGCGTAAAGCTAGGCGTTAGTAGCAGAGGAAGCGGCAATGTTCAAGAGGACGGTTCGGGTCAAGTTAGTGACTTTGAAATTGTAACTGTTGATATTGTTGCTCAACCTTCTGCTCCTGGGGCTTATCCTACGGTTGTTTATGAACACCTTATGAATAGTAAAGGTGGATACAAGGCTTTAAATATGGCAAGAGAATTACAAGGCGATCCAAAGGCACAAAGATTTTTACAAGACCAACTCGTAAATATCATACGAGGCCTCCAATAAGTTAGGAGATACACATATGTTGGATGTATTAAAGCAATTATTTGAGAACAATGTGGTTTCCGAGGAGATCAAGGCAAATATCGAAGATGCTTGGAACAAAAGAATCCAAGAAAACCGTGACCAGGTTACTGCACAACTTCGTGAAGAGTTTGCTGGTAAGTTTGAGCATGAGAAGGCAGCACTTGTTGAAGCAATGGACAAGTTAATGACTGACCGTCTTGCAAGCGAAATTGCTGAGTTCGTAGAGGACAAGAAGCAACTTGCTGAAGCTAAAGCAAACTATGTAAAGAAGATGAAGTCTGATGCTGATGTAATGAAGGAATTTGTTACACGTCAGTTAAAATCAGAACTTTCAGAACTTCATGAAGACCAAAAGATTATGTCAAATAACTTTGCAAAATTAGAACAATTTGTTGTAAAACAACTTTCTAAGGAAATTGCAGAGTTCGCAACTGATAGAAAAGAAGTTATTGAAACTAAGGTTAAACTAGTTAAAGAAGCTAAAAATCATCTTGAAACAGTTAAATCTAATTTCATTAAGCGTTCTGCAAAGATCGTTGAAGAAACAGTTGCTAAGACATTAAAGTCAGAAATTCATCAGCTAAAGGAAGATATTACTTCAGCTAGATCAAATGACTTTGGTCGTAGAATCTTCGAAGCCTTTGCTTCGGAATACACCCACAGTTATCTCAGCGAAAAGGGTGAAGTTGCTAAACTTATGAATGTTCTTAAACAAAAAGAACAAGAATTAGTTGAAGCAAAAACTATCGCTGTGAAAAAGTCAAAGTTAGTCGAGAGTAAAGAACAAGAAATCACTCTTATGCGTGATTTAACTGCTCGTAAAGAAGTTATTAGTGAACTTCTTTCACCACTCGGAAAAGATAAGCGTGAAGTTATGTCAAATCTCTTAGAGAGTGTTCAGACATCTAAGCTTCGTGCTGCATTTGACAAATACTTACCGGCAGTTATGTCGGATAATTCGGCAACCAAGCAGGCACTAGTTGAGGCAAAAGAAATAACAGGAAATAAAACAAATATCAATTCCAATGCTGCTGAAAGCAACATTGTTGATATCCGTAGACTAGCGGGATTAAAATAAGGAGTTTTAAGCTATGTCAGAACTATTAGAAAGCCGCTGGCAGGACACTAAAGAGGCACTTCTCGAAGGCCTTCAAGGAAATCGTAAGTCAGTAATGGCAGTTACTCTTGAAAATACACGTAAGTATCTTTCAGAGTCAGCCACAGCTGGTGCTACATCTGCCGGTAATGTCGCAACTCTTAACAGAGTTATTCTTCCAGTAATTCGTCGTGTTATGCCGACAGTTATTGCTAACGAACTCGTTGGCGTTCAGCCAATGACTGGTCCAGTTGGCCAGATCCATACACTTCGCGTACGTTATGCTGACACTTCATCAGGTGCTGGTGTAAACGCAGGCGAAGAGGCTCTAAGCCCATTCAAAATTGCTGCTGCTTACTCAGGTAACGAAGTAAGTGCAACACCAAGAGCTAACTCAACTGCATCACTCGAAGGTACAGCTGGTAAGCGTCTAAGCATCCAGATCTTAAAGCAGGTCGTAGAAGCTAAATCACGTAAGCTCAGCGCACGTTGGACTTTCGAAGCTGCTCAGGATGCTCAGGCACAACAAGGTATCGATATTGAAGCAGAAATCATGGCAGCACTTGCTCAGGAAATTACTGCTGAAATCGATCAGGAAATCCTAAGTTCACTTCAAACACTTGCTGGTACAGCCGTTGAAACATACGACCAATCAGTAGTAAGTGGTGTTGCAACATTCGTTGGTGACGAACATGCTGCTCTTGCAGTTCAGATCAACCGTGTAGCTAACCTCATCGCTCAACGTACACGTCGCGGTGCTGGTAACTGGGCAGTTGTTTCTCCGTTCGCTCTAACTATCCTTCAGTCAGCAACTACTTCAGCATTTGCTCGTACTACTGAAGGTACTTTTGAGGCTCCAACAAACACCAAGTTCGTTGGTACACTCAACAGCTCAATGAGAGTTTATGTTAATGCTTATGCATCAGACAGCACACCAGTTCTCATTGGTTACAAAGGTTCAAGTGAATCAGACGCTGCTGCGTTCTACTGCCCATACATTCCACTAATGTCAAGCGGTGTTGTACTTGATCCATCAACTTTCGAACCAGTTGTTAGCTTCATGACACGTTACGGATATGTAGAGCTCAGCAATGCAGCTTCATCATTAGGTAACGCTGCTGACTACCTCGGACTAGTTGGTGTAACAAACGGAACTGTAAAGTTTTCCTAATATCTTTAGGAAACATTATAAGATCAGCGGGCTTTATGCCCGCTTTTCTTTTGACTTAAATACCAAATGGACGAATTAAAGATAGAAGATCCAGAAGATTGGTATAAAGTACAAATAAAATTAAGGAAAATGCTTAGGCCTTTCCCACAATTTATTTTTGATTATAATCGTATGTGTAAGAATATAGAAGTAAAAGTAAGAGATCTTGCTGTATTAGATATTGAAGTACGAAAACATAAAGATTCTATATACTTTCAACAATTAAGAAAAGACAAGTTGAGGGATATTAACGATACTATTAAAATGTTTTCAAAAATACTGCTAATAGCATCTTTATCCAAAAGATAAATATTATTACCGAATGGTTTATGGGGAACCCTACCCCGTAGCCCTAGAACGGCAATAAGGAGAAAAAAATGGGACGCCCGTTATATGATGACGTATTAGGAAATCGTTGTAGAGAATATCCTTCAGGAACAGCAACTGGTCTTAGAGTAACAGCATACATCAATGGTGGATTATATACTGATTGCTTTGTTATGAATCAAAAAGGTGCTCGCAAATATAAAGTTTACGAGTATGCAGGAGCACAGACTGCTGTTTGTAAATTAGTAAGTGGAACTCCGGCAAATAATGGTGAGATGCAACTCTTTGGTTATTTAGGAAGCAATTCAGGAACAAAAGTTGTTCTTTCTAAATTAGAAAAAAGATTAGCAACAGATTGGAATGGAAACCGTTATACATGGTTCCTTGACAATGACTCAACAAACGATTATATTGTTCTAACTCAAGTTAGCTAAGGAATATAAATGACTATACCTAATCCACCGCTAAGTTCTATAGCAACACCTCATGTTAAGAGAATTAATAATGATTACAAGTTGTCTGTTCCATTTGGTGGTAATATCTTTTTAGATACAGGTACTAATGCAGGATTAGTGTATATCACAGGTGATTTAACTGTACAAGGTAATACTACTACAGTTAATACAACTAACATGACTATTGAGGACAATATTCTTGTCCTCAATAAAGGTGAATCAGGAAGTGGTGTAACATTATTAGAAGCAGGAATTGAAATTGATAGAGGTATTGCTTCTAATGGTAACGCACGATTACTTTGGATTGAAACTCCATATCAAAATCCTGTAACCAATGTACAAGATCATGGTTATTTTATTTTTCAAACAAAAACAAATGGAAATCTTTCTGCTATAAAAACTAATTCAATTGAGACAAATGGTCAAAATCTTGCTTTAATAAACAGAGGAACTGGAGTTATAACAGTTACCGGAACAACTAATTATGAAAGACAAGTTTTAGATTATAATAATAATCTTTTACCATTTGATAAAGATATTATTCCAAATATGCAAGCAGTCATTGATAAGATAAATCTTCAAATCAGTTCTAATCCTGCTAGTCAAATTAAAAAAGATGATACAAGAATAGTTGTTTATGATAACAATATTGCTTCTTCAATCTCAAATTATGATACTGGAGGTATTCCAAATAATATTGTTACTGTAAATCATAATCTAGCAACTAATGGAGATTTAAATGTTTACGTTGGTGGTACTATTACTATCGTAAATTCGCAAATTTCAGGACTTGACGGAACTTGGACTGTTGTTACTGCTAACTTATTAGACTTATTTTTTACAATATCTTTAACAACTACTGTTACACTTTCAAATAGACCTAACGAAGCAGATAGAATTTATGTTAATGGTTATACTAGCAGTATTATTTCTTATGTCGATGGCAATAAAATTACCGATTTTAGAAGTGGATATGTAGATATTTTTAATTTAAATTTTAGTAATACTACAATATCAACTACATCTGGAACAGATCTTATTCTAATTTCAGGAAGTATCGGTAGTAGTGTACAAATACAAGATGATCTAAGGTTACAACACCTTGGAGTTACTCCTACTAATACTTCACCAACTTATGTAAATGACTCAGTAAAAATTTATAGTGATATCGAAGGTGCAGGAAATACTGGTATATATTATGTTGGTCCTACATCTAGTCCAGGACCAGGATATAGAAGAGACGAATTGATAAGTAAGAAGAAGGCAATTGCCTTTAGCATATTAATGTAAGGTAATAATTATGGCAATACAAAGCATAGCAGTTAACTCATCAAATACAACAATTTTCACAGCGACAAATGATCAAATGATCGCTACAATGATTTTTTGTAATACTGCTTTACCAAATCCATTACAAATAGATTCTAATACAACATATCTAAATGTTCATTTAGTTCCAAATGTTTCTGGTTCGGCTGGTTCTCCATCAAATACAAATTTAATAGTAAATGCATTAATGATTCCAGCAGGAGAAACTGTTTTCTTTGATACTGAAAGAATTGTTCTGCAAGCAGGTGACACTATTGTAGCAAATACAACTAGTCCAGCAGTTATTTCATGCACAATTAGTACGGTGGCAATCTAATGAGATTTTTAAAATCACAGAATCTAAACAAGTTTAGAAGAACTGATCGTACAGTTTCTCAAGACTTTACGGGTCGTGTTGAGATGAGATCTAATAGTACTTTGTTAGTTCCAAAAGGAAATTTAGCAGGGCGTCCACTTGCTCCTGAAAACGGACAAATTAGATATAATACAGATATAAACGATATGGAAGTTTATGTTCAAGGAACATGGAAACAATTAAGATATAAAGAATCTACACAAATTGTTCAACAAACTCTTGGATACGGAAACTACTCACAAACACGTTTTGGACCATTAAATCCAGTGCCGGCCGCTGGACAAAATATATTTGTTTTTGTCGAAAACGTTTTTCAAATATTTCAAGTAAACTACACATTAATTCAATTACCTGGAGGATGGTATATAAATTTTGATGAAGCTCCTCCGTCGAAACTCATAACAGTTTTACATAATTTTGATATCTAAATCTCCAAAGATTACCGATAAATATTAAGAACTGGAGAACTAAATGTCTACACAAGTTGGCCGTATATCGGGTCCGTTGCTCAAATCAAATTTGCTACGTGACGGTGTAGATCTAGCATTTGATACTGATTTACTTTTTTTAGATGTTGTTAATAACAGAATAGGTATTAAAAATACTTCTCCTGCTAAAGATTTACACTTAAATGGTTCTTTTTATAGTACAGGATTAATTATAGACAATTCTATAACTGTTGGTAATCTTATACTTTATGGCAATAATACTATATCAACACTTGTTGGCCCATTATATCTATCAGCAGGATCTTTAATTACAACAAGTAATACATTAACTGCTGGGCATATCAGTATTACTACTAATCAAATTCATAATGATACTCCTGGTGAAGATTTAGAAATTGCTCCAAACGGAACAGGAAAATTATTTCTTCCATCTAATGATTTATATATTTCTGGTAGCCTACATGCT